CCCTGTTTGGCTGAACAGGATTCCTTAAAAGCTAAGCCCCAGCCCTGTGTGGTCGCACAGGATTCTGGAAAAAATGAGACCAATTTGGATACCTCTATGGAAGGAGATAACCATCTTAAAGTTATTCCAGCTTCCCCGGTCAAGTTTATGATCGGGCCCAACACGTACATGCTGCCATTTTGGACAAAGACAGCATTGTACTGGGGCTTTTGTATTGAAGCCCCTGCTTGTGGTTTGACCCACAAGGTGTTGATGAAACAGACAGAAGGTGACTTCGAGTTTGTTTGCCGGCAGCCTGGCTGCTGGCTGCAAAGCACCCAGTTGATAGATGGGATGTGTGTTGCTTGCTACGCGCTCGCGTTCGACTTTGATCCCAGTATGTTTCTACGGGATATGGTCACCTATAATGCGCCTAATAATGTTATTAAACAAACCCCTTTGCGGAATCTGCCTTCAAATTTGAAGATTCCCCAAATGTTTGTTGCGGAACAGGTTTCCATTGAGAGGAAGAGGAGGGATTTCAATCCTCTGGATTATCAGGCTGAGCCCCCTGCGAAACCTAGGACCGCTCTTGGAGAGGTCCGTAAGAGGAAATGTGATCCCGTTTTGGTATGCGTTAACCATTACCGACCTATCAGATTGTGGAATCTTCCGCCCTGTGCAGGAAAGTGCATGTGTTTTATGAGCGCTTCGTTTGTTAAGTATATGGATGAGAAGGTTGAGGCCCAAATGGACCGTTCTGGGTTAGACCCAGTTCCCCAAGGGATGGCCTTTTCCCGGGCATCTGTTGAGCATCTTCCTGTTGATCACGCTGCCAACCTTTCGCCTGGTCCAGGCTTGTATGACACTGTTTTCCCACAGGCGCTCAGGGAGCAGTTCGCGTCATGGGCTGATTTTGCTAAGCGTATGTGTGGTATGGTTGTTGAGTGGCAGGTGGCTAAAACGACTGTCAAAATTTGTGCTGCTGTTTTGGCCGGGGCGCTGCTTTTCTCTTTTTTTCGAGGAATGACCTTCAAGTTGCTGGACTGTATCGCTCTGATCCCGAGTGCTATTTTCGCTGGCCTCGGAAAAGTTGCTGAGGTTGTTGGGCGTGTGCTTGGACTCTTTGCCAAGCTGATTAGGAAAGCCCCTGGTTTTGATGAGGATGAGACGGTTGAGGCTCAGAGTGGTCCTGTGTTTATGGCCACTATTGCTTCCATTATGGCTGTGGCTGGCCC